TCATTAACTTTAACACATCTTGAATAGCATCGCCTTTAGCAGTAATGTTAACGTTCATTGTTGCTTCTTCTTTTTGCGGCATATCTGGTGCGTTTGGTGCCATCATAGGTGGCATCTCGTTCATACTACATTCATCTGTCTTTGTTTCTATAGGTGCGTTTTGCGCTGTGTCAATAGCAGTCATCTTTCTGACTAGATCTTGGAAATCCATTTTAGTTACTCCCTACAGGACTTTTTAAACCTGCGTCATCTTGTTTTAGTTCCGGTACGTCTGTGTAAACGTCCGCCTTTAATTTGTCGTGTCCTAATTCTTTAGCACGATCGGCTGCTACTTTTGATAAGTCTTGTAAAAACGACTTATTAAAATCATCACCAAAATAATCTTTATGTGCTACAGCAACAGCCTCTTTATATTCATTATCGTGTAATAATGCACCTTCACGTTTTCCATCAGTTGCTTGATATTCTTCTGACGGACTTAGTGCATTACGTGCCACATAATGACCTGGCTCACAACACTGCATTTCAAAAATTTCTTTTTCAACATCAGTTGGTGTAACCGGATATTCTGTAACTAGTGAAAACGTATGTACTTCACAGTTCGCTAACTCTGGAAAGTCTAGCGGTGTTTCAGTAACTGGTGTAGTTTTCAACTGCGTAAATTCAACAACACTTCTGTTGTCAAGTCTCGACTTTAATTCATCAGCAAAGCCTTCAGGTAGCTCTCCAGCAACCTTTACCTTAATACTGTATACTTTTTTGCTCTCTGTGAGATATTCTTTAAACGTCTTCATATTACTATTTATTCCTTTCCGCCTAATTTCCTAATTAATTCATTGCGATCTAGCATAACATATCCGGTTCCATCCACTAATTCATTAGGATCTTCCGGTGAATCGCGATCAATTTTAAGTTTTTTCAGTTGTAAATCAACTGCTTTAAGTTTTTTATCTACTTTAGCGGTTTTTGCATCAATAGCATTCTTTAACATACTACCTGCTACTTCAAATATACGTCCGCTGTAACGTACTTCTACATTCATACCCAAATCCATTAGATCGTCATATGCTTGTTCTGCTTTAGTTGCTAAATGATCTAACTCACCTTCACCCATTGAGTCTAGTTCACGCATCTGTGGTAAATCTTGTGTTACTTGTGATATTGCTTTATAAGAAGCATCCACACTTTTAATTTCTTCTTGTGCTACTTCTGGATCAATTGCTTTGCTTTCCACAAGTGGTTCTTCAGTTGCAATTTGTTCTTCTGCAACTTTTTGATCTTCCATATTAAATAATTCTTCTAACTTCTTGGTCATTTTATTCTACCATTTTATAATAGTATTTATTTACGCTTGCCACCTTGGTGAAATATTTCTTCTTCACTAACGATGCGGAATCTAACACGTTTTTGTTTACACCAAGCAGCAGCAGCCTCCCATTTAGCCATATTTTTAATATATTGCTCTTGATTGAATCTACTTTTGCCTACCTTCTCACGTAACGTTTGATTCTGAGGTTTTACTTCTATTACCTCTGCGTGTTGCTTACCATTCTTATCGTTATAAACAATAAAAAAATCAGGAACATAAACGGAATACTTTCCTGTAAGTGGATCTTGATACGGTATCTTAATACTTTCACTTGCCCATTTTGCTACACTTGGATGTTCATCTAACATACGCATAAAGACAGTTTCCCAACTACTTCGTGCTAATGGACTTTTTGTACCTACGTACTTCTCTGGATTTTTTACAGTGTAACGACCCTGTGCAAACTTTGCCATTTACACAACCACATTACGTTCTTTACTTACATCAGGTGCAGGTTGTTTGTATCCTAGTGTCGATGTTGACGGTCTATGATTATTCATAATCTCGCCTACTAATGCTGATACTTGTAATTCATTTAATGCATTTACTGTATCTAAGATTTCATTAATTGAAATGTTTTCAAGTTTTGCCTGTTTAAGTAACACGGCTGCTGATAAGTTTGCAGCAGGATCGCTGAAACCTTTTTTTCTAAAAAAGTTTATTGCAGCATCAATGTCTGGAACTTTATACGATAAAGGTTCTTTTCCATATGTGTCAAAAAATAGTTTAGTTCTTGCACCACTATCTTGTATTACTTTTGCTGGTAAATTTGTTTGTACTTCGCCTGCCATATCTATGCCCTATCAAACCTATCTTGTCTTCCTTCTCCGGTATTACCAATAACCTTTTTAGGTGTTGCTTTAGTTTCACCGGTTGTGTTTCTATTTTTAGGAAACACTGCACCAACAACTCCGTTAATAGTGTTAGCAACAGTTTGTTGTCCTGCTGGACTAGTTAAAATATTAATACCTTCTTGTAGAATACTATCTTTGCTTAATCCTTTTGCATTCTTGTAAGTGTTAATTGCACTTACTGCTGTACTTAAGAAACCTTGTGGTGAACTAAATGCACTACCGTCACCAACTGCACCAAAGACTGATTCTAGTCCGTCTAGTACTCCGCCGCCGCCGAGTAAGTTACTTACTCCGCCACCGCCCATTTGTAAAGGACCAGGTGTAGTATCATAATGTAATGTAGCAAAGCCTTTCGGTGAACCTTCACTTACAGTTCCTGCTGAATAACGTACACCTTCGTACTGTAATTGCATTGTACTTTCTGCAGGTTCACTGCCTGCCATATAATCGTAATCACCGTGTTGCCAAGAAGTAATCCTTGGATTAATTAATTCGTAACCGATAAATCTTCTGCGTCCCATTGTGTAAATTTGTACACTCTTAAACAATGGTGTTGTAATATTATTATCTAGACCATATCTATATTGGTCCATATTAGTATCAGTAACACGATAATGGTTAAAGTCATATGCAGCATTTGGCAAGTTTCTATCTGCAACATAGTAACCATAGTACAATGCCCAAAGTGCGTTTACTACACCTTGATTATCATCGTGAAATGTAAACTGTACAGGATCATAATTAATCATCTTATAGATAATTTTCTTTCTATTATACTGATTAAGAACTTCGGTATCAAATTTAAAACTTGGTAAGTTAATATTCTTAACAAGCAGTCCAACTTCTTCTGCGTGTTTAGCAGTAAAGTTAGGTGCTTTGTGTGCAGATGAATCTAGCTCAACTCTAACATAATAATTATATTTGTGTTTAGGTGACAGACGCATATTGTCATCAATAAACAATCTAGTAGCGTGTGTATAGTTCGCTACTCTACCTTTAGGATTTGATAATCCTGTGAATACGTCTGTAAGAAATCTAGTAAATTTGTTGGCCATACTATTATTTAGCCATAAAAAAAGCCCGGAAATAAATCCGGGCTTTTAATGGTTTTATTAAAACTAGTATTAAGCGCCAGCGGCTGTAGTAGCACCAGTAGTAGTGTTGCCGAGTGTTCTTTCGACAGTAGCACCAATACCAACACCAACACCTTGTTCGCCTGCACCCCATTGTACCATATTATCAAAGCGTATAGTTAGTGCAACTTGCATCGCTTCATTAGTAGCATAGTTTGCATCGCCGTAATCAACGTTAGTTAGGAAACAACCGTACATATTTTGTGTTTCTAGTACGTTAACGCCTGCTGCGTTATTTCCGTTACCACCGTCTAATACTTCAATTTTTGTTGTAAATTTGTAATCAATACCAGATCTTGCAGAAGCCTGTTCAACAAAGTCGAACTGTTTCTGAACCTGTTGACCGACAAGTTTTTGTACTTCACCTGTCGCATCGTCACGTAAGTTAAGTGCTAATGTTTCAAATGTATACTTACCTGCTAGGTATACTTTTGAGTTGTATACGTCTAACGGCATTTCTTCAAAACCAACTTTTGGTCTTGAAACATCAACTACTTGCTTAGTAAGTTCAGTGGCAGCATTTACTCCGAATCCAAGTAAAGTAACGCGGAAGCGATACTTTAATTTTGGCATCAAGAGCACTTGGTTGCCTGCGTCTGTAGGTACCCCAAAGTTATTAAGTGATGTAATAGGCATTATATTTCTCCTGTGTTCTTGACACGCAATGGAATGTAAATAAACTCAATTGCCTTAACAGGTTCAATAGCAATATCAACATATAGTTCATTTCTATCAATTCTGCTTGGCGTATTGTTAGTCTCATCACAAACAACAGCGAAATCATAAAGAGCTCTTAAGCCAACTAACTCAAGTAGTAAACTTTCTACTGCTTGTTTGACTTCGTCTCTAGTGATTTTATCATTTGGTTCAAATATATACGGACGGGCCAGTTTATTAAGTTGGCTACGTAAGTATACTACCAATCTTGCAACGTTAATTCTGTCTAGCGCAGAAGCATTTCTGCCTCTTGTCTTCTGACCGTAGTTAACTAAACCAACACCATTAAAGAATGTAATTGGGTTAATCTTTTGATCATATAACGTATCACGCTGTCCTTCGTTAAGTGCAACTGTTTGGAATTCACCAGTTGCTGCATCAATATATCCTACTGCTGTAGCGTTGCTGATTCCACCGCGTCTTGTACCTGCTGGTGCAAACCACGGAAACGATACTTGATCGCTTAGTGCAATAGTTCTTAGCATCATATGTGAGCTAGGAACAACTGCGTTTGCTCCACCTAAGTCTGTTGTAAATCCATTTGGATAAAATACTGCCATATACTCATCGTATGTAACAATACCGTTATCGTTGTTATCTACAACTAGTTCTGCATTAGAACCATAGTTTGTAAGTGATGTAGCATCTGCTGGTAATCTAAATGGTGTGTCACCAACTACAAATGCTGTTAAGCCTCTGTCAATGTTTAAGTTAACAAGATTGCTCATTGTTTCTGTGTAACCTGGACAAGCAATTAAGTTAAAGTTACGTCTTTCTTCGTCTCTAATCTCATCACTTGTGTCAATTGCAGATTTCAATGCTTGTGTAACAACCATACGCTGTGCTTTTCTACCAAATGATCCGCTACCGTCTTCTTGGTTGCCTGATTCAGTAGTCCATCTGTCTGTTGCGTACCCTGTCATTGATTCACTGTTGTTAAATCTTTCATTATCAGCAGTTGTGTCAATGTAGTTGTTGTTGTACTTCTTAACATTTCCGCCGCTTCTACGTAAGTTCCATAACAACATTCCCTGCGGATAAAGTGCAGGATCTGGAGCATCTGGATCTAAGTAGTTGCTTGTTAGTAAGTCTTTGATATCGGCTGCTGTATTACCAGTAGCACCTGCTAAACCAAAACGTGCATCTGCAAACAGTACACCTTCTTCTGAAGTTTGGTCAGTTTTATCAATCTGTGTCCAAGCCAGTGTAGTTCCGTTCCATCTGTAAATAGTTGGGAAGTTCTCTAAATCTGCTGTGCTAATCCAAAGATCACCGTCTACTAGTGCAGTACCATCGCTTTGTCCAGTAGTTGCACTTGGCTCAGTTGCTGAAACAATTGGACCTGCTGGTGATGCTGTACTGTATACACTTTGGTATCCTACCCAAGTAGTACCATTGTGTACCATAATATCAACTTCACTAAACTCTGGGTTGTACCAAAGTTGTCCGTCTGCTGGTTCATTTTCTGGATTATCAGCACCTGCTTTAAAGTTACTTGCTGCTAATGGCTGCCAGTTACTTGCTACAAAGTCATCGCTGCTTCCTGCTGGTGCAGCATATAAGTTTGCTGTTCCTGCTAAAGTATCAATGTTGTATGCTGTGTAAGCCAATGCTACCGGTGTATTTGCACCGTCAGTCATTCTAAAGTCACCGCCTAGTTTATGGAAAATTTCTACTTCGTTGTCAGTAGTTACTGCTGCTTCAATGTTTACAAAGCCTGCACTGTTAACTGCATCTGCAAGTAAATCTGCATCTGTTGTAGCACCTGTTGCTGTAAATGATACACTTACTGCTGTTGCTAAACTTGCACTTCCTTTTACACTTTCTGCAAGTTCAAATGTGTTTGTACCTGCTGTAAATGTTAACGCTGTTACTGCTGCTGACTTAATAGTAGTGTTGCCTGTTCCTGCTCTGCGCCACATTCTAAATGTTGCAGTTGAAGGAGTAGCATCAAATCCACTATGTTCGTTAGCATTTGATTGTACAAAAATTGCGTCAGTAGCAATGTTAGCACCGCCGCCGCTTCTGTCTAACCAATATAACGCAGTGTGTCCGTTGTCATAAATTGGACTGTTAACTGCATTCCAAGTTGTTGTTGCAGATGACCAGTTATAAACTCTCCATCTTGCACCATTGTTTGGCTCAGTTGTTTTAATCCATACACTGCCTGTTGGTCTTGGAGCACTATCAAGTGTTTTCCATTGTGGAACACTTGTGTGTGCGCTTTGACGAATTGCGGGTGCATAGTATGTATTTTTTGCAATACCAAGGTCGCTAAAGTTAACTGCTGGACTTGTACTTGCATCATCAATAATAATTGCTTGTGTTAAAGTACTGTCTGCGTTGTTAGCATCTTGTTCTTTGCCTTGTGCGTAAAGGTAAAGTTTACCGCTTACGTTTCTAGCATAGATACCTTGTGATCTGCTAATTTGACTGTTAATTGATGTTACCAAATCGTCAAGTGTACCAGTTACTTCAAAGTCTGTACTGTTGATGCTAAACTTACCACTTGATGCAGTAAATGTGCCACCTGTAATTGTTGGGTGACTTGCAGTCCAATCATTGCTACCAACAAGTACCCAAGTACCTGCTGTTGGAGAAACACCATTACCAGCGGATTTGTAATACACTCTTGCTGTTTCTTTGCTTGCAGTAAATGATCCTGAACCGTCTACTGTTTCAAAAACGATTGCATAATCTCCGATAGCACCTACTGAACCTTTAGGTAATCCTGTACCGGAATCAATTTTAGTTGTATCTGTATCAGTTAATACAATTGGAGTTTTGTTAGTAAACTTTTGGCCGCCTGTTGTTGTTATTGCAGCGCCATTCCATTCCTGGATACCCCAAGTTGTACCCCTAGTATCAACCCACCAAGTACCATCATTTGGATTCGCTCCCGGCGCATCTGCTGATCCTTCAAGTTGACCTAAGTCTACGTTAGCTCGTGTAATAAATGCTGCGTTACTTACGCCTAGCAATGAATATGCTGCTAACAAACCATATTCGTTCAATTCGCTTCCGTGAATTGGTGTATTACTTGCTGTCTTTTCAAAGTTTGGAACTCCAAAAAGATCTACTAATTCTTTCTGTGATGTAACCTTAAATGCTTTTCCAGCATTTGCGGCTGTTGTCGCTGAAGCAGTTCCCGTGCCAGCAGCGTTAATTTTATCTTGGGCTGTTGCAACCACGATAAGAGGAGTAGTACCCGGTTCAGCGGGGGTGTAAAAACTCTCATCTATTACGGTTACTTCAACGCCTGGTGATTGTAGTGCCATTCCTGTTTCTCCTGGTAATGTAAAAGTATATTGTTATACCTAATCTGTATTACTAATGTATTTAGTTGGATCGGATAAAAAGTGCTGTTTATACCTATATAAAAAGGGGTCGAAAAGGTGTAAATATATGTATGAGACCACTATGTAAGTGCGGATTAAGACCCCGTGCAGTAAACTATAAGAAGCAAGGAAAGACATACTACAGAAGTTTGTGTGAAGGTTGCAGTAAACACGGTCTGTATCACGGTGTGCCTAGATGGCAACGTGCAGGTTACAAAATTAAAAAACAGTGCGATAAATGCGGATTCAAATCACAGCACAAGGAAGTATTCAGAGTATTTCACGTAGATGAAAACCTTGACAATTGTAGACCGCAAAATCTTAAAACTGTATGTGCTAATTGTAGGAGCGTATTATCTAAAGAGAATATACGCTGGAAACAGGGTGACTTAGTGGCTGACTACTAGTAGATTTTCTACTTGCGCATACAACTGATCAATAGATCCGTTATTTTCAACTACAGCATCAAACTTACTATTAATCCACGCCCATTCGCTAGGATGTATTTTTTGCACTTTCATCTCATTGATATGATAGTTTGATCCTTCATTTGCTTGTTGTGCATTTGTATACCAACTAGGCAAATCTCCACGTTTTACCCAAACAACTTTTCCGCCTGCTTTATGGATCACATCAACTTCATTAGGAAATCTACAGTCGCTAATAACAACATCATCTGTACTGTTACGCAGTTTATTTTCTAAACTTGCTACCCAAATATCATCGTGGAATGCTTTTCTAGCAACTTCTGTACCCCAATATTGTAACACCCATCTTGGAGTTAGTGTTGGCATATCTAACCGTTCTGCCCACCACGGATCTATTTGCTCACGCCATTCACGAGCTTCTTTAGATCTACCTTCTAGCATTTCTCTATTCCACCCAAAAATATGAGCCACTGCATCTTTCAGTGTTCCTGCAAAACTTTCTCTACGAAAGCCGTGATCGTTTGTTAGATAATCTGCTACTGTGTCTTTGCCGCAGCCAATAAAACCGCAAATGCCTATAATCATAAATGATATCTCCTAAGTAATACTAAACATTATAGCATCATCTGTAGGATTGTCAAGTCTAAATATACGGTCTTGGCTGGCCTGGTTTGCCCGTATTAAGTTTACGTGCTAACACACTTGCTGTGTTAATAGACTTAGTACGTTGCTGTCTACGTACTGCTGTAGGACCAGTTCTTGCTCTGGTCGTCTTCATTTTTTGTGCTTTGGCAACATTATACTGCTGATGGCATTTGGATGGATGACTAACTTGTCTACCTGCTCTAGGTCCACTTGAACAACGGAAACGCAGTTTGGTCTTTCCACCTTTTGCAGTACCTGTAGTTCGTCCCCAAACCATTTTTGCAGTTTCTGTATAAAACTGTTCGTACTCTTCTGATATAAATTCTGTTGCTTTCATTATCCGTTAATCCAATAGTACCCTTGGCCACCTGGTACTAGTGTTACCAATTCTGCTGTCAGCCTTTCAATATCCTGAAAGCCTTCTTGTTTAATACTAGCACCGTTAAGTGCAGTTCCGCCTTGTGGACCTGCGATACTAGCAAATTTTTCTCTTGCTTGTCCTAGCATTACTTTGCAATTAGCAAGTGTATAATCTTTAACCCACTGTCCTGCATATTGATCATTAATGATTGTGTAATCAGGTTTATTATTGTAACACCA